GGAATGCGCAGCATTCCCATATGGCGACCATGATGACTTGGTTGATAGTACAACACAAGCTGTCATGAGGTTTAGGCAGGGTGGATTTATAAACCACCCAGAAGATTACAAAGATGAGCCTCAACCAATGGAAACTAAGGAGTACTACTAGTTATGAAAACAATAATGGAAATTTTTAAACTGGCGACAAGGTTAAATATCAAACCTAAAGATGTAATTGGTATGGGTGGTGACATTGTTAAGATGGGTAAGAGTTTATTTAATACTAGAATAAATCCAGAGCTTACAAAATTTGTAAATGAAAAAGGTAGACTTCCAGAAAAGATAACAGAAGAAATTAAACTACATATGAGAACTTTGAAGAATGCATCAGAGTCTCAATTAGAATTATTTAAACTAAATCTAAAAGATTTAGTTAATGCAAAATTCCCACCTAAAGCCGATGTAGTCAAGATGCCAGTGCCTAGTGACAAGAGACTAGTACCTAGCGACATGCGAATAGACAAAGAGGTAACTAAGATGATGGACGATGATGGTCCAATCGGGGCTCTAGAAAATATTGTCAAAGGCAGTACACCTTTAAATAGCAGAAAGTATCTTATCGATGAAATTAAAAGATATAACAAAAACGTCAGCACTGAAAATAAAACTATCGACGAATTAAAAGAGATACTAATGCGATTAGATACCGATGGCATTCCTTTCGCAGATGGTGGTATCGCAAATCATTTTAGGAACAAATAATGGCCTACATACCTTGGTGGCAAAGATACGAAGCACCTACGTTCGCAGAACGTTTTGAGCTTGGTGGACTTGCTAAAAGAACTGGATTTAAATTTGGCGGTGGAAAAGACGCACAAATGATGGGAACAGAAGCTTCTCGAAAATATTTTAAAGAAAGAAAAGTAAATAAACCTACTCCTGTATTTGAAGGACCTGCAGGTGGTGCAAAAATAACTGATGTAAAATTTGCAAGTAGAGCTCAAGAGGCAGAATATATAAAAATTTTAAAAGATAGATTTAAATTTCCTAAAGGATCTAAAGAAGCAAGAAAAATTGCAACTAATGCAGACCTAGCTAAAAAATTTGGAATATCATTAAATAACGTTGAACGTGTAAACAAAGCTTTAATAAATAAACTTAATTTAAATTATCCTGCTCAAACATACGAAGGTTTTGAAAAAATACAAAGAGATCGAGATAAACTTAGAAAAGAAAATATTAAAAAAACTTCGTCTGGAGCTGTAGAATCAAAAATTAAAAGAGATATTAAAAAAGTTAACCCCAATGCTTTAGCTAATGATGTAGACATAGCCCATAGAGCTTCATTAAAAGCTAATGCTAATTTAGGTGCAAACTATTTAACAACATCTTTAGGTATTGACGCTAAAGTGGTTAATCAATCTATAATAAAACCAATAGAACAAAAACTAGGAACTCTTTATGAAATGCAAAAAAAATTAATTAAAGATTTAAAACCAGGTAAAGTTCCTAAAGATATTCAAAAACAATTAGAAAAAATAAATATAAAAATTTCTGAGTTAGCTGATAGAACCGATGGAGTTTTACAAGGTGTTTTAGTTGATGAAAAAAATTTAAAACCTAGAATTTATGGTGTGGATTATTCTAAAGTTTTAGGTTTTGGATTAGTTGATAAACCTGTTTCAGAACTAACACAAGCTGACCGAGATCTTATAAAATTAAATATATCAGAACAAATAAAAGCAGCTAAAAAATCTAGTATAAAAAATAAATTATTAAAAACTATTGGAACTGGAGCAAAAGCAGTTGGTAAAGTTATTAAACCTTTAGGTTATGCAATAGGGACAACGGCTGCTCTTTCAGCAAAATCAATGGCTGAAGAAATGGGAATAGACTTAAAACCTCAAGATTATTTAATTGCTATAGAAATGGGAGATGCACAAGCAGCTATTGATATGTGGAAAATGAGAAACGATCCAGAGTTTGCTCAAAAAGTTAGAGCTGAAAATTATGCAATACCTTTAGATGAAGGAACATATGAAGCTATAGATGAACAGTTTACAGAAAAAGAAGTAGAGCCAACTGGTGTAGAAAAATATATACAGATAAGTAACTAATGAAAAACCCAACCCTTGTTAAAAACATGAAACATGTTAAATTGAAAGAGATACCACCATTAAAGGGCCCTGATCCTAGAGGCTTGATAAAAGATAAAAAACAGGATAAACCTATACTTTTGGAGAAAACAAATGGCAGAAATAGATAAAGGCTTACCGAACGTAAGACAACAGATAAAAGTACCCTCACAGGACCAAATGACAGAAGTAGCAACTCAGCTACAAGAGTCAATGCCGTCTCCTGAGAATACCGAGATTAGAGAAAACGAAGATGGAACAGTAGATATAAACTTTGAACCAGGTGTGGTTGCACCGGAACAAGGAGAAAATCACTATTCTAACCTGGCAGATTTATTGCCAGATTCTGTTTTAGATCCTTTAGGTTCTGAACTATACGCAAACTATACAGACTACAAAGAATCTAGAAGAGAATGGGAAAGATCTTACTCACAAGGTTTAGATCTTTTAGGTTTTCAATTTGAGCAAAGAACAAGACCTTTCCAAGGAGCGTCAGGTGCAACACACCCGGTCCTTGCAGAAGCAGTTACACAATTCCAAGCGCAAGCTTACAAAGAATTATTACCTGCATCAGGTCCTGTTAGAACTCAAGTAATAGGTAAGTCTACAAGAGAGAAACAAGACCAATCAGTTCGTGTTAAAAATTTTATGAACTATCAATTGATGGATGTCATGAAAGAATACGAACCTGAGTTTGATCAGATGTTATTTTATTTACCTCTTGCTGGATCTACTTTTAAAAAAGTTTATTATGACGATTTAATGGAACGAGCTGTATCAAAGTTCGTTACTGCAGATGACTTAGTGGTTCCGTATTCTGCTACCTCATTAGAGGATGCGGAAGCCATATGTCATGTGATTAAAATGTCAGGTAATGATTTACGTAAGCAACAAGTTGCAGGATTTTATAGAGATATAGAATTAGGCACACCTTACGCAGAAGAAACGGAACTTAAGAAAAAAGAACGAGAACTAGAAGGTACAAGAGCAAACGGTCAACAAAAGAATAATCCAATTTTTACGTTGATTGAATGTCATGTTAATTTAGATCTTGAAGGCTTTGAAGACAGAGGGGAAGACGGAGTCCCTACTGGAATTAAGATTCCATACATTGTAACTATTGACAATGGTACGCGAAAAATATTATCTATTCGAAGAAACTTTAGAGTAGATGATCCCAAAAAAGAAAAGATCCAATACTTTGTCCATTTTAAATTTCTGCCGGGACTAGGTTTTTACGGTTTTGGATTGATCCATATGATTGGCGGTCTAACTAGAGCAGCCACGTCTGCTCTTCGTCAGTTAATTGATGCAGGTACGTTATCGAACTTGCCATCAGGATTTAAACAGAGGGGTATCAGAGTTAGAGATGATGCCCAATCTCTGCAACCAGGTGAGTGGCGAGATGTCGACGCTCCTGGTGGATCTTTACGGGATGCTTTTATGAACCTGCCTTACAAAGAACCTTCAGCAACTTTATTACAGCTGATGGGAATTTGTGTAGATGCAGGACAGAGATTCGCGTCCATTGCTGACATGCAGGTTGGGGACGGGAACCAACAGGCCGCTGTTGGAACAACCGTAGCTCTTTTAGAACGTGGTTCAAGAGTAATGTCAGCAATCCATAAGCGATTGTATGCATCAATGAAAACAGAGTTTACTTTGTTGTCAGATGTATTCTCAACTTACTTACCGCCAGTTTATCCATACGATGTAGTTGGTGGAGAAAAAGAAATTAAACAAACAGACTTTGATGCAAAAGTAGATATACTTCCTGTTGCTGATCCTAATATATTTTCATCAACACAAAGAGTTGCTATTGCACAAACAGAATTACAGTTAGCACAGTCTAACCCACAAATGCATAATCTATACGAAGCATACAGAGATATGTATGAAGCATTAGGAGTTAAGAATATTGATCAAGTATTACCACCTCCTCCACCACCGGCACCTAAGAATCCGGCGTTGGAACACATAGATGCATTAGCAGGTAAACCTTTCCAAGCGTTTACTGGACAAGATCACCAAGCACAC